CAGGTGCCAACGTGAACGAGTTTTACGACTGGTTGGGTATCCCTACAATCCCGCACGGTGACGAATACGGATGGGTAGATGATATCTTGATGGCTAACACTTGGAGTAAATGGCTTACATTCCTACACACAAAAACAGAGCTAGACGATGGGTTAGAATGTACGATTATCGATTACGAAGATCCAACGTACGACTTCCTTTATTATTAACATCCGCACACAGGTGACAGAATAGAATGATATTTTGTTACTGAGGACGCGAAAGATACAAGCCATACTATGAGAAAGGAGGAATGCTTTATGGCAAAGGTAAATTGGCTTAAAGTCGGAGGCATTGTGCTATCAATTGCAGGAGCAGGGGTATCTCTGTTGAATGACGTTGTTGCTGACAAAAAGCTCGACGAAAAAGTCACTAATACGGTGACAGAAGCATTGAAAAATCAAGCTAAGGAGTCCTGAACAAGGGCTCTTTAGTTTTGTATGAAAGGAGAAAAACAAAATGACCAAAGCATCCCTGGTGAAATTCACCAAAGGCGTCCAAAACTCTTTACACAAGCATGGTCCTGAGATTCTAACCGGAATTGGTATTGCCGGAATGATAACCACGACTGTACTTGCAGTAAGAGCTACCCCGAAGGCTCTGAAACTTATCGAAGAAACTAAGCACACAGAGCGTAAGGACAAATTAACCCCGATCGAGACCGTAAAAGCGACTTGGAAACCTTATCTTCCAGCAGCAATCACGGGTCTTGTATCTGTGGCCTGTATCGTAGGTGCAAGCTCTGTAAATGTTAAGCGAAATGCGGCATTAACAGCGGCTTATACCCTTTCCGAAACAGCTAGAGCAGAATATCGCGAAAAGGTGCTCGAAACCATTGGCGAAAGGAAAGAAAAAGTTGTTCGAGAGAAAATTGCAGATGACAAAATCGCAAAAAATCCGGTTGAAGAGAATAAAATATACGTGACCGACAGCAAAAGCTACACGTTATGCCTTGAACCAATCTCGATGAGATATTTCAACTCGGACATAGATGCGATTAGAACCGCCGCAATTAATTTAAATGAGCGTATGCAGAACGATCCGTTCGGATATATGTCATTGAATGACTTCTACGACGAATTAGGTCTCGAACAAACAAGTGTAGGCGATGCTCTCGGGTGGAATATAAGCAAAGGTCTCATTCGACTCGATTTCCACGCTAGACTCACCCAACAAGGCGATCCGTGCATCGTCATCGATTTTGAGAACGAACCCGTATATGGATATTCGAGCTTCTCTTGATTCGCGAAAAATACAACAGATATTATAGGGTAACAACCCAAATAAATTATTTTTATGGAGGTTCAAAACTATGAACAACAACGAAAACGAAAACATGGTCGTTTACGACGACAACCAGGGCATGGTGGATGTCTATACTGACACTGAAAGCTCAAGCGGAGGAATTTTCGGAAAAATCGTGATCGGTACTTTGATTGCGGGAGTGACTGCTGCGGCAGTGGCTTACCACAAAACAAAGGACAAGCGCGAGGCGAAGAAGATTGAGAAGCTCAGAGCTAAAGGTTATAAGATTACACCGCCTAACGTTATCGAAGAAAAAGACCTTGTTGAATTCGAAGAAGTCAATGGTGTTGATGTAAAAAAGTAATTCAACGGTGTTGCCAGAAAGGAGGGTATCTGTAACAGGATATTCTCCTTTTAGCTTTTAATCCAAAGGAGGAATTAGTCATGGAATACACACCAAATTCCCATGCGTATAAAGAAAAACAAAAGAAATTGCAGCAGGCTGAGGAAGCTAAAAAAGCGGAGAGACAAATCGTGCCTGTTGCGAGCGGTAGCGTAAAGCCTAAAAAGAAAACAGGCTTTAATAAACTTGCTGATATTTTCATTTCAGAAGATGTAGGCAATGTTAAAGAATATGTTGTTCAGGATATTGTCGTACCTACGATTAAGAAGGGTCTTATGGGCGCTCTCGATATGATACTGAACGGCGGTTCTGGATATTCATCGGATCGTCGTCGCTCTGATTCAAGAGTAACGTATAGAAAATTCTATGACGAGCCTCGAGACAGACATCGTCCGAGAGTTTCTTCAGACCGCTTTGACTATGCGACAATTTCGTATACAACGCGCGGAGAAGCAGAAGCGGTGTACGCGCAAATGCTTGACGCACTTGATACGTACGGCTTAGTAACCGTAAGCGATATGTACGACATGTCAAGACTTGTTCCGCCCCATACTAGCAATAAATACGGCTGGTTCAGTTTACCTGAAAAAGCGGTCGTTCGTTCACAAGGCGAATACATTCTTGATATTCCTAAAGCAGAGCCAATTGATTAATATTTAAGAAAAGGAGAATGATTAACTATGAAAACATTAAAACTTCCTGGAAGCGTTACAAGAACATTCCACAAAGTCGGTTTCCAACTTAAGAAACACAGTCCTGAGATTCTCATGGTTACCGGCATCGTAGGTGGTGTTACGAGTGCTGTAATGGCTTGTAAGGCTACTGGCAAAGCTCACGATATTATTGACGAAGCAAAAGAAACAATTACGGCTATTCACACAGTCGCTGAAAAGCCCGAAAACGCAGATAAATACACTCCCGAAGATACAAACAAAGCACTCACAATCACATATGCTAAGACTGGTCTCGAGCTTGTAAAAGTTTATGCTCCGGCGATTACGCTCGGAGTAGTATCTGTCGGATGCATTCTTGCGTCCAATAACATCATGCGTAAAAGAAACCTTGCTCTTGCGGCTGCTTACACGGCTGTAGACAACAGCTTCAAGGGTTACAGAAATCGTGTTATCGAGCGTTTCGGTAAAGAGCTTGACCGCGAGTTAAAGTACAATATCAAAACCAAAGAAATTGAAGAAACAATTATCAACGAAGACGGTACGAAATCCACAGTGAAGAAAACAGTTCAGGAGCTGGACAATCCAAACCAGTTCAATGAATACAGTGAATTCTCTCGGATTTACGATGACGGCTGTAAAGGTTGGGACAAAGACCCGGAATATAGCAAAACGTTTCTTATCAATGCTCAACGCTTCGCGAACGATAAACTTCAAGCACAAGGTTATTTATATTTGAACGACGTCTATGATATGCTCGGCTTCCAGAGAACGTACGCGGGTCACGTTGTCGGATGGCTTTATGATCCGAGTAATCCAAATGTAGACAGTCACGTCGACTTCGGCATCTTCGATATTCACAATCCGAAGGCTCGCGATTTCGTAAATGGCTACGAGCGCGCTATTATTCTCGACTTCAACGTTGATGGAAATGTATACGAAATGATGCGCGGAAGGGATGGACTTTAACTTCGTTGGGTCTGGAAACTATTACCGCGACATTATAGATTATCCTTGGATATTTGGGAGTAATCTGTGAAGGGAGAAAACTGCATGAAATGTAGAGATTTAATCCTTTATATTCTGGCTAATAGTCTTGAAGACGAGCCGGTGTTTAAGGACGGTAAGTTTATTGGTTTTATGACGGTAGACGAGATGGCCGCAAAGATGAGTGTCGGAACAGCCACTGTCCGAACCTTAATACATCTAAAGCGCTTGGAAGGGGTAACTATAAACCAAGGGCTTTATGTTCCAGTGACATCTAAACTGGAAGAGAAGATAAGCGTTTGAAGGGAGTCACAAATAATGGATAAGAAGAAAAAGCCTCTTATTTCCTATGCCTTAGCAGCACTATCAGGTATCTGTTTTATAGGTGGTCTTTTGATACTATCCGACGAAGGGGAGACCAATATATGTACAGACTCGAGGAGCTCATATCCATGTTAGACGAAGCTTTGAACACAAAGGCTAAACGTCATTTAGCAGGAGGTGTTTTAATGAGCATTTCGCTGTTATTCGGCGGATTAGCGATAACTATAATGACAATAAGAGAGGACGATAACAATGAACAATACCTTGAGTAAAGTATTGATATTTGCTGCTGGAGCTGCGGTAGGTTCTGTAGCAGCATGGAAAATCTGCAAAGACAGATACGAAGCAATCATTGAGGAAGAGATTAATTCTGTTAAAGAGAAATTCTCAGTAGCAAAGTCCGAAGAAATCGAAGCAGAAGACGAGGACGAGGAAGAGTCGGGAGAGTTACCTCGTAGAATGTATGAGAAACCCGATCTTCAGGAGTACGCTAAACGTCTCGAGTATTATCGCGGACAGATTACGGAAGATGAGATAACGGCAGAGGAACAATCCGAAGAGGAACCCGCGGAAAAGGAAGAGGAAGAAACATATATTCCGGACGAGGTTGAGGAAACAAAAGCCGGTATTTATGTTATAGAGCCTGGTTCTTTCGGTGACGACGATTACGATACGGAATATTACACGCTGTACGCAGATGGCGTTGTCGCAGATGGACGCAACTATGTAGTTGAGCATCCGGAGGTCCATCTCGGCCATTATTACAAAACACACTTCGGAACCTACGAAGAAGATCTCGTATGCATTCGAAACGATCAGCAGAAGACCGACTATGAAATCACCCGTGTCGATGATCGTTACGAAGATTTATTTACCGTGGGACGAGTTACGGACGAGGAGGACAATGAATGACATACCGAGATGAAATAAATATCGAATATTTCACTTGGTTGCTCAGCATTGTGCAGAAACACTCATATCCGCAAGAAATTTCATATGAAAAATTGTTACAACATCTACATGCGATCGAGTTTCGACCAGTTATGGAGAGAGATGAAAACCGGGCTGAAAAAGGTCTTAGTCTTCGATATCATTTCGCCTGTGACCGTACTGATTTACACGACGTAGAATATCACCTGGACGGACCTTGTAGTGTGTTCGAAATGCTAATTGCTCTCGCTAAGGATATTGAGAATGTCATGGACGACACACGATATGGCGATAGAACCGGTCAATGGTTCTGGGGCATGCTCAGAAGTCTTGGTTTATATTCTATGACAGACACCCGTTTTGATAGGGAGTTTGTTAATGAGCGTATATTGATATTTATGAACCGCGAATATTGTTTCGATGGGACTGGAGGCTTATTCACCATTCGAGACACTGAGCGGGACATGCGAGATGTTGAAATATGGGTTCAGGCATGTTGGTACATGAATACCATAGCCTAGCACGAAAGGAGGCTCAACGATGTAATGCTTGACTTTATGATGATCTCGACCCGTGTACTAAAGAACGGTACGGTTGAGATATATCCTAAATTCATTATCAAAAATCGAAGTCAAGACTTAATGATACGAGGCGGCGATTTTTACGCTATTTGGGTCGAAGATCGTGGGTTATGGTCCACCGATGAAGATGACGCAATTCAAATTATAGATCGTGAACTTAAAAGATATTACGACGAGCACAAAGACGAAGGATCTAGAATGACAATCGCATATTTGTGGGATGCCGAATCTGGAATGATCGATACCTGGCATAAGTATTGTCAAAAGCAGCTGCGCGACAATTTCCATATGCTCGATGAGAAATTGATATTTTCCAATTCGGAAACGAACAAGACTGACTATGCAAGCAAGAGGCTTAGCTACCCTCTTGAGGAAGGAAGCATAGCAGCGTTCGATAAACTCATCTCGACGTTATATACCGAAGAGGAGCGACACAAAATCGAATGGGCTATTGGTTCAATCGTTTGTGGTGATTCTAAGGAATTACAGAAGTTCATGGTTTTATACGGTGAGGCTGGAGCTGGTAAGTCAACCATATTGAATATTATTCAGCAGTTATTTGATGGATATTATTCGGTATTTGACGCAAAGGCTCTCGGTTCCACCAGCAATGCATTCGCACTCGAAGCGTTTAAAACAAATCCCCTTGTTGCGATTCAGCACGATGGAGACTTATCTCGTATCGAGGATAATACTCGGTTGAACAGTCTTGTCTCACACGAATTAATGACTGTCAATGAGAAGTTTAAATCGACATATGCAAATCGTTTCAAGGCATTTCTCTTCATGGGAACAAACAAGCCAGTAAAAATTACGGATGCCAAATCGGGTCTTATGCGACGATTGATAGACGTATCACCGTCGGGTAGAAAACTCGGTTTGAAAGAGTACAAGCAAGTCATCAAACAGATTGACTTTGAGCTTGGAGCAATTGCCTGGCACTGTCGAGAGGTATATCTAAGTAACCCGGGATATTACGATGATTATATGCCTCTTAGCATGATGGGCGCATCCAATGACTTCTATAACTTTGTTATTGACTCTTATCATGTATTTATTAAGGAAGATGGCACAACTCTTAAAGCTGCCTGGGAGATGTATAGGAATTATTGCGAAGAAGCAAAGGTTCCTTATCCGTTATCCCAGCGCAGTTTCAAGGAAGAGTTGAAAAACTATTTCCGAGAGTATAATGATCGATTCAGTTTCGAAGATGGTTCTCGAGTAAGGAGTTATTACACTGGATTCAGAACCGACAAATTCGACACCGGAAGTAAGAGCGAGAAAAAAGAAGAAGCTCCAAAAACGCCGCTTATTCAATTCGAAGAGGGCGAATCCATATTTGAAAAACTTTGTGCCGACTGTCCAGCCCAGTATGCCACTTCGGATGATATTCCTATGCGAAAGTGGGAGAATGTGAAGACTACTTTGGCTGAGATAGACACGTCTAAAGTCCACTTTGTCAAGGTTCCTGAGAATCATATTGTCATAGACTTTGATATTCGTGGACGAGACGGCACTAAATCTTTTGAACGGAATGTAGAGGAAGCAAGTAAGTGGCCTGCTACTTATGCTGAATTAAGCAAGAGTGGAGCTGGAGTACACTTGCATTATATTTACACTGGAGACGTTGAACAACTTAGTCGAGTGTATGACGATCAAATTGAAGTAAAGGTGTTTACTGGTAAGAGCTCGTTACGAAGAAAGTTCACAAAATGTAACAACTTGCCTATCGCCAATATTAGTTCGGGATTACCACTGAAAGGAGATAAGAAAATGGTAAACTTCGATGCTATTCAAAGCGAGAAAGGCTTGCGGACCATGATTAAGAGGAATCTTAATAAAGAGATTCATGCTAGTACCAAGTGTAGCATCGACTTTATATTTAAGATTTTGGAAGATGCATATAACAGTGATCTCGGATATGATGTCAGTGATATGTATGATTCCGTATTTTCATTTGCGGCAAATAGTACCAACCAAGCGGATTATTGTATGAAGCGGGTTGATCAGATGCACTTTAAATCGGACGAACCGTCGCTGCCTGATACAGACGATAATGCGAGTCTTGTATTCTTTGACTGTGAGGTCTTTCCGAATTTGCTGCTTGTTAACTGGAAAATCCAAGGTGAAGGAAAACCGGTAGTAAGAATGATTAACCCAACACCAACAGAGATTGAGGAGTTGACACGTTTTAATCTAATCGGTTTTAACAATCGTTCGTATGACAACCATATTCTATATGGACGACTGATGGGATACACAAATGAGCAGATTTATGATTTATCTCAACGATTAGTCAGTAAAGATAAACAGATACAGAGAAATGCGTATTTCAGAGAAGCGTTTAATCTTTCGTATACTGATATTTATGACTTCGCATCTGCTGGAAACAAAAAGAGTCTGAAAAAATGGGAAATTGAGTTGGGTATTCACCACCAAGAGCTCGGTTTGCCATGGGATCAACCAGTACCAAAAGAGAAGTGGACTCAGGTTGCCGAGTATTGTGATAACGATGTTATTGCTACCGAAGCAGTATTTAATCATTTGTCTGCCGACTGGACAGCTCGAAAGATTCTGGCTGATTTGGCTGGTATGACTTATAACGATACGACCAACACATTAACCACCAGAATTATATTTGGTAATAATCGGAATCCACAGAGCGAGTTTAACTATCGTAATCTGGCAGAACCAGTTGTAGATCTTGATATTGAAACACACGAATTCTTAGTAGAAGCGTGTCCGGAGATGATGTCTGAACGACATGGCGTGGCTGAGAGTGTGCTTCCATACTTCCCAGGATATAAGTATGAATACGGAAAATCTACTTATCGAGGCGAAGAGGTTGGAGAAGGTGGATACGTATATGCGGAGCCTGGCATACATGCCAATGTTGCTTTGCTTGATGTTTCTTCCATGCACCCTCATAGCACAATTGCAGAATGTCTCTTTGGAGTAAGATTCACAAAAGCATATCGTGATATTGTCGTAGGTCGTGTACACATTAAGCACGAAGCCTGGGAGGTCATGAATGATATTCTTGACGGTAGACTTACTCCGTATATTCAGAAAGTTCTTGATGGAGAGATGACTGCTGGCGACCTTGCTAACGCGTTGAAGACAGCCATAAATTCAGTATACGGATTAACCTTTGCTGCGTTCCCGAATGCTTTCCGCGATCCACGTAACATAGACAATATTGTTGCCAAACGTGGTGCCTTGTTTATGATCGAGTTGAAGTATGCTGTACAAGCAAAAGGCTTCACGGTAGCGCATGTAAAAACAGACTCGATTAAGATACCGGAAGCTACAGCCGACATTATAGACTTTGTCATGAACTTCGGCAAACGATACGGATATACGTTCGAACATGAGGATACTTACGATCGTATGTGTCTCGTTAATGATGCGGTTTATATTGCCAGGTACAAACATCCGCATATCAACAAAGAAACAGGTAAGGAGATATGGTGGACTGCAACAGGTAAACAGTTCGCAGTGCCGTATGTGTATAAAAAGTTGTTCAGTAAAGAACCTATTGAGTTTGAGGATACAACTGAGACAATGTCTGTAAGTACGGCTTTATATTTGGACAATAACGAAGCGTTGCCCGATGTATCTGAGTATGAAAAGCTTCTCGAGCTTAGAGACAAGAATCCGGATAAACTGACTAAAAAAGAGCAGGCTCTCTTGTTGGAGTTCAGTTCTTTGTCGGATGATGAACTTCGAGAAAAGATATCTATTGGTCATGACTATCGTTTCGTCGGAAAGGTCGGAAACTTCTGTCCGATTAAAGCTGGTTGCGGCGGACGAGAACTTGTTCGATTAGGTCAAGATAAAAAAGGAAATCCAAAATATTCGGCAGCCACTGGATCAAAAGGATTTAGATGGCTCGAAGCAGAAATGGTCAAGACCCTTGGCAAAGAAGGAGACATTGATCTTACTTATCACAATAAACTTGTCGACGATGCTGTCGACGCTATTTCTCAGTACGGGGACTTCGAACAATTTGTATCGGACGAGCCCTGGCCTGAGCTACCATTCGTAAATTGATATTTAAATAACTTAACTAAAAAGGAGAATAATTAACTATGAGAGTAACATTTGCACCGAGAGGAATACTTCAGATTGATGATGCGAGAATCGTGTTCAGAAACTTTGCAGGAGAGGCAAGCGCGTATAACGAAAAGGGAAAGCGTAATTTTGCAGTCGTCATTCCGGACCAGGAGACAGCAGACGCTCTGATTGCAGAGGGCTGGAAGGTAAAGGTAAGACCGCCTCGTACAGAAGACGAGGAGCCGTTCAGAACTCTTCCTGTAAAAGTCGCATTCAATGATTTCGGACCGCGAGTATATCTTACATCCGGCGGAGCAAACATCGAACTTAACGAAGATACAGTTCATCGCCTTGACAAGATCGAGATTGCCAGCTGTGACATGGATATTCGTCCGCATGACTGGAGCAGACCGGATGGAAATTCTGGACGTTCCGCATATTTGCAGACAATTCATGTTGTTCAGAAAGTTGATCGCTTTGCTGCAAGATTCAACAGAGACGACGAGCCGCCGTTTGATGTTGAGTAATTGATATTTAGGAGACTGTCTTAATTGATGGTCTCCTTTCTTTATTAAAAAAAATAACCCCACATGGGAGTGGACAAACATGAGCAGACAAGAAGAAAGAAGTATTAAGTTGTATGACGGTAAAGCCTATGGACACAAGGTATCTAAGTACGCATTGGAGAATGGATATTTAGACTACCTTACACTTTCTAAGATTGTCGGCGATTGTATTTTGAACAACAATGTGTACGAGTATGCAGGTTACGAAAATTGGGTGTTGGAATCTGGACAGGAAGAAAACGAAGATGGTGATTATTTAGAGGTTTATCAATATTATATCATCACAGATTCCGGAGCTAGTTTTCTAGACGAGTACACAGACGAGCTAGTGTATTATCATGAAGAACTCGACATGTATCTTTGGGGAATCACTCATTTTGGTACTAGTTGGGATTATGTTCTTACTGATATTAAACTAGAAGGGGTTGATTTGTAATGGCAGCACGATTACGCATCAATAACCGATGTCCATTATGCGGAGGTAGAATCGAGGTAGTGCCGGATAATATTTTGAAACAAAATCCGCATTACAACGACACCGAACTTGTAGTAACTCGAACTGGAATAAAACAATATATTCATAGTTCTTGTTGGTACAAGATGATTGAAGAAAAACGTCCCTACAATGGGAAGATGTATGTATAGGGCTCGCCTTCGGGTGGGCTCTTTACCTTTTTACCGAAAGGAGAAAATATGAAAGTATATGAAATTGTAGAAAAAACAACAGACATTCAAAAAATTATAAACGCCATTCGAGAAGGTGGTACGGTGGATATGGACGACGTTGAGGACTATCTTGTTGAGTTGAGATGTATACTTCTTAACCAAGACGTAAAGGAGGTCAAATAAATGACTAACGACGGATATAAACTTGTAGACTTTACGCAGTGTAAGACCTGCAAACATTTTGGAAAGCTGATGGAGGAAGAGCCTTGTAGTGAGTGCTTGGACCATCCGGCTAATTTACATTCTAATGTTCCCGTTAAGTGGGAGAAAAAGTAAAGGAGATTTTTAAATTATGAAAATGGATGAAATGAATAAAAAATTTGAAAATGAGGGATTCGATGTCAAGCGTATCTATGATAAGATAACCAAAGCATACACGTTCACCATATCAAAAGATGGGCGCACATATTCTGAACTTTTTGAATATCCGGAGCACGTGGGTCCCGTCAGCCGTGACGCTATGCAGAGAGACTTTATCAAGCATATGATTACACAATTTAAACTCGTTCATGCTGTGCGTGATGATTCTGTGGACGCTCTCGCATACGCGTATTCCTATATGACGCCTATAGCCGAAGGTTGTACGTGTACGGCTACAAAAAATGGTCTCGAAATAAGTGGCCATCTCACAAACGAGGGTAAAAAACTGTATTGTGTAGGCGGTCGTCAGAACGGCAAAACGTTCGCTATCCACGAATTTCTTGACAAAGAATTTCATATTCCGCCATTCGAAGGACCAGCGTCCCGCAAAGTTCCCAAAATCAAAGACGTTATCTTCAACGATCCGGCTACGATAGTGTTCTGGTCCGATGGTACAAAGACAGTGGTAAAGTGTCAGAACGATGAGAAGTTTGATCCGGAGAAGGGTCTTGCAATGGCGATTTCTAAGAAGGCGCTTGGAAATAAGGGTAATTATTACAATACGTTTGATAAGTGCTTGAAAAAATATAATCCCGCAATCGCCGCAATCGCCGCAATCTCCAACATGACGGCTGAAGGCTTTATAAAACTGGCGACCGACATCGCATGCGCACTGGGCGGCGAACATGCCGATTGAACTATTCGACCACCAAGAAAAAGCTCTCGCAAATATGAAGAACGGCTGTGTCCTAAATGGTGGGACGGGGTCGGGTAAGTCTATCACTGGGTTGGCATATTATCATACTCAGTGTGGTGGACAGCTCGATCCCTTTTCCATCATGACGGAGCCGAGAGATCTTTATATTATCACAACTGCGCAAAAGCGGGACAAGCTGGAATGGGAATCCGAGTTATTGCCGTTCTTGCTATACAGAGGTGAGAACAAGGATTTATATTCTGGCGTCAATGTTGTAATTGACAGTTGGAACAACATCAAAAAGTATAAGGATGTATTCGGAGCGTTCTTTATATTTGATGAGGACAGGGTTACGGGCAAAGGAGTTTGGGTTAAAACATTCCTAAACCTGGCTCGAAAAAATAAGTGGATCATCCTCTCGGCAACTCCAGGAGATACTTGGAGTGATTATATTCCGGTGTTTATTGCGAACGGGTTCTACAAACATAGGACTGAGTTTGAGAATAGACACGTTATATGGTCTAGCTTCACCAAGTATCCGAAGATCGATAGGTATGTTGATACAGGCATATTGCTAAAGTATCGGAATGATATTTTGGTAGATATGGACTTCGAACGGAAGACAGTGCCGCATCATGAAGATATATATGTAGACTATGACGCGGTTGCGTATAAAGAGGTTGGTAAGCTTCGATGGAATCCATATACGAATAAGCCTATCAAAAATGCTGCGGAGCTTTGTTACACCTGGAGGAAGATTGTCAACAGCGATGATTCCAGACAGGTTGCTTTGTTGGAATTATTCGAGAAGCATCCTCGCATGATTATCTTCTACAACTTTGACTACGAGCTTGATATTTTGAGAAGTATCTTCGAGTCGATTGACGTGGAGGTAGGCGAGTGGAACGGACACAATCACGATCCTATACCGAAAGGTAAGTCGTGGATATATTTGGTTCAGTACACTGCTGGGAACGAAGGATGGAACTGCATTTTGACAGACACCATCGTCTTCTTCTCTCAGAACTATTCCTACAAGATTATGACCCAAGCGTCAGGCAGAATCGACAGACTTAACACTCCATTCACGGATTTATATTATTACCATCTTAAATCCAAAGCGCCAATTGACCGAGCTATAGGCAGAGCCTTGAGCACTAAGAAAAAATTTAATGAAAGCAGGTTTGTGAAGTGGTAGAAACAAAAATCATAAAAATATATTCGCGCTTCTTTGGAAGACTGTTCCCTACAGCTAAAAAGATTGCCAAGTTTCGCAAGCGGTTGGAGGAGCGAGATTGTAGATTGTGTATCAATTATAAGACCATGAATTGTCCCAACTCCGCATTATGTATGTGTACTGAGCATAAACCGTTTTTCGAGCCTCGGGACGTTTATGAGATCTAGTCGCGAAAATTACACCGTGTTTAATGAAAGGAGGCGTTAAACATGGCTGGTAGATTCGATAATTTAGTTAAATGGTTGATTACTCTCGGTATTGGCGTGACGATCGGTTATACGAAATGTTTAAACGACGTTCTAGACCAACACGGAGAAATTGAGGTTAAACCTACTAAACATTCAAAACTAACTGTGCGAAAGCGCAAAGACGAAGAAAAGAAGGAGTCCTAAACGGGCTCTTTCTTTTTACTTTTATTGTATGACAAAAAAAAGGAGATTAAAAAAAAAATGATTGATTTTATTATTAAATTAGAAGACATGTTGAGAATGTCAGGACATGAGGATTGGGAACTACGGTATATTCCATCAGTAGATGCATATAGTCTGACCCTTGACGATCAGAAGGTATTTATTATGTCTGATACGGTTGCGAACAAAGAATTTGGTAAGGAGAATTTGAAATGAATAGAAAAAAGAAACGTTTTATAAGTTGGTTGATCATCGCAATGTTGGTGATTCCATTCATTCTGTTGATTGTGTCGTGTGATGCGGCTAAAGCAGAAGTGCCCTCGAGGTTTGTGTGTGTAGAAAAGCGCATAAACGTTCGCTACACCGCGATGAAGAGTATAAACATGTATATAATTCAAGACACGGTTACTGGAGTGAAATACATACTTACCGGCAACGGTGGCATCTGTCCTCTAATCGAACCGGAAAAAACTAAGTCCGTATCGACCACAAACGAGATTGATATTCCGATAGACGATTATACGGAGGCTGCGAGGTATATTGCTAAGACGGTATACGGAGAGGCTCGTGGGTGCTCAACTACTCAGCAGGCTGCGGTTATTTGGTGTATCTTAAATCGAGTTGATGAAGGTGGTACATATTCACCGGAGGATGTGATCCGGGTAGTAACTAAGAAAAATCAGTTCCACGGGTATGTTTCTACTAATCCTGTGACAGATGAACATTATGACCTGGCTATCGATGTGTTAAGCAGATGGCTTCGTGAGAAAAATGGAGAGTCTGAGGTTGGTAGGGTATTGCCTGCGGAGTATTTATATTTTGGCGGGAACGGTAAGGTAAATCGTTTCCGGACTGAATGGGATGGTGGAACTCGTTGGGACTGGAGTCTCAAGAGTCCTTATGAGGAGGTTTAGGGTATGAGCGCCTTCGAAACTATATTAGCTTGTTTTCTCATTCCAGTAGTTTATGTGCTTACATATATCGCTGGTAAATACGACATTATATCGACGATATGTAACATATTGAAGGAAAAAGAGGGCGAATACGCTACTGTGAAGGACCTTGAGGAAGAAAAGTGGAATGATGCTGGTGATCCGTTAGAGGATTTTGAAAAACTAATAAAAGAGGGTAACGAACGGCTGCGCAATCCACCACCATGTAACGGTTGTATTGAGTGGTATCCACATTGTATGGATAACTGTCTGGAATACAGATATTGGGAGAAAAAGAGAAAGGAGAATAAAAATGAAGCTTAACCTATCGTGGACTTGTTGGTTATTTAAGCGTCATTCTCCCGCTAGACACAACATATGGTTAGTGTGTTGTAAATGTGCATACAGACAAAAGCCAGAATTCTTATGTCGATTCTGTACAAAAAATAGAATTCCTATACAGGTAAGGAAACTATCGAAGGCGATCAAACCTTATTGGTTTACGGGATTTCGACCGGGAATAAGAGCCATAGATGAGATGCATAACCATAGAGACGATGCAATATATGATGCATTAATAACTGGCGCATCAAGAAAGGAGAAAACATGAAAAAGTGTAAGTATTATAAGCCGTATATGGATACTTTGAAATTCATAATCAAAAGGTATTATGAACTCGAAAGCTGTGCCTGCGGCGGTCCATTGCACATATTGTTAGATGACGATAACTATGACCTGGATTCTATACATTTTTGTATAAACCATTGCTTTGAGGATCTATGGAAGCGTCAGATCGATGATAAACCGTGGCACACCAAAGAAGCTAACATATTGGGCATCATGATTTGTAACGAATACGCAAAGATGTCTTTGGCGGAACGGGCAATCTTTGATAGTTATCTTAATGGTAGCGATTTGAGATGTTGTGGCGATTGTAACAAGTGCCCGCATTTGGATAACGAACATCATGATTTTATAAAAGAAAAGGAGAAAACAAATGATTAAACTTGAAAACGAGGAAGTTATGGGATGGGAGCACGCTATCAGAGGCATGCGTAATCCGATGAATTCCTGGGAGAAGAGTGATACGTTCACATGTAGAGATGGCGATGAGGGACCTTGCCCGAGTTATTGCGAACACATTAGTAATTGTCCTCTAGGACCCGGTAATTTTGAAGATCTTTTGGTACTCGGTCCGAATGATCACGAACTCGCTATGAAGCTTGTAAATGGTGGTCCGGTTCATGCTAAGTATCGTCGTATGATTACGGTGTATGTTGATGTTACTGCTCCGCTTTATTGGTGGAAGGAGTACGATACATATAAGGTCGGTACGGTTGCTAATAGCTGTAGCACGATGCACAAGATTCATGAGAAGGAGTTTACTCTTGACGACTTTAGTCATGAACATTTGATAGACGCAAATGCTTGTAAAGATACCGAACTGGTAGTCGTGTGTGGGATATGCCATACTCCGTTGGGGCTTCTGCTAGAGACAGTCGGGAGTCTGAATCACTTTAGAAAATTATATCTCGAGACCAAAACCAAGCCTATGAAGAATGAATCAATGAGAGCTCCTTTAATGAAAAAATATTGGCATCAGATGATCCAACTCCTTCCCAGCTCTTATAATCAGAAGCGTACGCTCATGCTTAACTACGAGGTTCTGGCGAATATTTACGAGTATCGTAGAAACCATAAGCTCGATGAGTGGCGTGAGTTCTGTAAGTGGATCGAGAGCTTGCCGTATTCGGAGATTATTACTGGGAAAGTTGAGGAAGAGTCAGATGACTAAAATTAAGATATTTCGAGGCGAAAACGGACCGACGTTTATTAATGAAGTAAACGAGTTTGTCAAAGGTAAAAACATAGTTGACATTACACACGCGGTCACGTACGTTAACACAGTTTATAATCCATCGGGAACACCGATAACTGGTACGTTTTACGATTCGGTGATGATTGTTTATAAGGAGGATTGATCGATGGGTGACATTAATCAGATCTTAAAAACCGAATACTCCGAACGTTTTGATGAGATTCGAAAAAAGATGATGGTAATGTCGCACTACAAGTACGGTCCGATGCGTGAAAACTATGAAAAATTCAAATGTATGGATGCTCTCGGCAACATTGAGAAGTGAATAGCAAAATATAAGGAGACGGGTAACACCGAGTTCCTTGCTGATGTTGCTAACTTCGCAATGATCGAGTTTATGTATCCATCCATTCCGGGTGCTCGCTATACTCCAACCGATAATGGGGCGTGTGATATTTCTGGTTTCAGCATTAACGAAATTCGAAATTTTGATAAAGGAGAATAATTATGAAAACAAGTGATTCACTGCTCGTTGGGTTTGATTTTAGTCACGGTAAAGACAATACAGTCTTAATCGTTGGAAGAAAACGTCCTAACGAGTCTGTTGAAATAATTAATGCCTTCCAGGGAGAAGAAGCGGAAGAATTGTATAACAAACTTGTTACACAGAGTCCTAGTAAGCGGGTTGATGAAATAAAAGGAGAATAAGTATGAATATTTTAAAACTTGTTGCGTTGTTTCTTACCATTTGGACGACCATAATTAATACGTCGAAGATATTCTACGGTCATGCTGTTCCTGGTGGGAACTTTATATTACAAGCTGCGGGAATTACGGCGTTTGTATATTTACAGTGGTTGGTGTAAAGGAGGATCGATAGTTATGAAAAAGATATTTGCACTTATTATTATGTTAACTTTTATAGCTGCTCTTTGTGGCTGTAACATGCAGATTGTCGATACTACCTGGTCGTTTGACACGGCTATTGTGGCTCTTCCGAACGGGGAAGTAGTCGAGGGTAAGCTTGACAGCTGGAAGGATTACGAAAATAGCGATCAGATTCAGGTTAAGATCGACGGCAAGACATATTTGACTCATGCTCAGAACATAGTCATGATCGCCGGTTAGGAGGATTGGGATGGATATTCCTGATAAGTTTAACAGGGAGATCGACGTAACTCCAAAAAATGATGATTATTATTGTGTCGTGGATTGGGCTAAAGTTTACGACGAAATCGTTTTAAAACAACACATACCTATGAGTGAGCTTGTGACTATGATTAAAAAGGAGGATTGATATTTATGACTTGTAGGGAAAAATTTAAAATAGACCATCCTAACGAGAATTTCTTAGATCATTGTCCGCATGAATACGGGTATGCTAAGAAACCACATATAGTCAAAGATCCAGAAATCAACGTGCGAGTGTGTAATCCTGGATATTCTTGTATCGATTGCTGGGAGCGAGAAGTTATAAAGGAGGATTGATATTTATGACTTGTAGGGAAAAGTTGGCGATAGAGCGTCCGGATTTAAAAGAAGAATGGTGTTGTCCCCATGATATTTTCAAAGGCGTTGTGCGTCCGAACTATTGTTTGGCCTTTGATCGATCCGCTTGCAATGCTGCTAAAACCGATGCTTGTGAAATGTGTTGGCTTCGTGAAGTTCCGGACGAGGTTGTCTATAAACTCAATGATATTGGCATGCCTCATCCGGTAAGTCCAAACGAACTAGAAATAGTAACCAAGATCCCGAAGGAGACTCCTCACGTCCTCGACTCCGGCAATCGCAGGGAATTCGAGACTGGGGCTGTGCGTGATATTCAGGAGGGGAAGGGTCGCTGCGATCTCATGCCGTTGGATGTAATTGCCGAATACATAAAACTAAGAAAAAGCGATCGCGATTATCCTGTCCTTACACATATATTCAACTTCATTAACGAAAACGACATAGACCGTTTATACGCGGCTTTGAGTTACTTTGCTAATGAACATTACGATTGCGAAGACTACACAATGTTCCTTGAATGCGCCAAACATTTTGAAGAGGGCGCTAAGAAATATGGAGAGCGAAACTGGCAGAAGGGTATTCCTACTCATTGCTATATCGATTCGGCTGTTCGGCACTACCTTAAGTATTTGAGGGGTGATAATGACGAGCCTCACGATAGGGCATTTGTATGGAATATCCTTTGTTGTATTTGGACATGCAAGCATAAGCCCGAGTTGAATGATTATGCTGTGAAAACTGCATGCGAAGGCACTGAGCTGGAGAAGAGAGGTGAATAGGAATGGGCCTTAAGAAATTGATAGACGCGTATAAACGATATTTTAAAAACTATAAGTCGACCATCAAACCATGTGTAAAGTTTTCGGTAGATACTCGTCATTATTTATGCGCCTTGATTCCGACGATCATATGGATGCCTGCACCATATAGACATCCTGGTTCGAGTGTTGTTGATATAGTCTGGCTTCATTTTAACATTGCTATTGGAGAGTGGAGGTGTAAAGAAAAATGATAACTCTCAACATTCAAAAGTATTGTGATAACTGTCCCGAGTTTGAACCAGATGTGTTTAAAAGAACCACACATACGTTTGATGACGCACTTACACAAACCGACACAGTTATATCCTGCAAACATCAGGATCGTTGTCATGAAATTAAAAAATATTTGGAAGGGAAATGAATTTAAGATGTATTGGAAACAAAATCTTGTCGATCGAGAGAAAGATGCCGAATTACGACATAAAATTGAGAAAATCGAGGACAACAAGCTAAAACATAACGGCTCGGGTTATGTTGACCCTACGGCTTATAGGGCTATCAAAAATGTCGAGCGTAGGCAGACTGATCCGGATTATAAGAGATTCCGAGATTTGCTTGGCTGCGTTTTGAGAATTTGTGAGATGTCTGATTTTCAGCTTGTTGGCAGAATTGAAGTTAAGGATCTGAGAAACGGAAAGGTTTGGAGGTAGATATTATGAACACTTCCGAGATGCGTAGTGTTATATCTCAGGCATATCCTGGTCCGGGTTGGAAGAAAAAAGTTGCTGCAATGTCTGACGAACAGCTTGTGGCGGTTTATTACAGACTTGTGAATGGGAAGGGTGCTCGTAAGCTTGTGGCCAAAAGAGCAGACGGTCAATCTACGACTAATGCTGTAAAGTTTGCGGAGCAAGTGGTCTTACATGCGATTAAAGATAAAACACATTCTAGAGCCCCTTATGATTTTGAGGAAGACGGTCCGAAGCAGATGAGCTTTGCTGATATTTTGGAAGGGTGAGCGCGATGAGTGTCATTGTTGCTACTGGAAAACGAGGTAGACCAAAAGGCAGTGTCGGGCATGGAATACCTAAATGTTCCGGTACCATTTACGAGCATCAACTCAGTCCTGAACAACAAAAACAATACATAAAAGATAAGATTAAAGTTTTGAAGGATTTTTGTATTACGTTGACTTATGAAGAAGAGAAAGAGTTACGTAGTATGAACGATCCTTTGTCGATTGACGTATATGTTCGTAGATTGATTGCGAAGCGTTGGAATTAAGAAAAAAAAGAGAAGGAGAAGGGCTGGTGTATATGCTGGTCCTTTTCTTTTTTATAATTTTTGGAGGTGATATTTTGCTAAGGGAACGAGGTAGACCTAAGAAGCCGGATGCTAAAAACGTTCGTATAATGTTTCGTGTGACGCCCGACGACGCGTATAAATTACATGTTATCAGTGAAAATACTGGTTTGAGCAGGGCTGAAATCATGCGAAAAGCACTAAATACGCAATATCAAATACATAAACACAGTAATTAATGTCGTACAAAAAATAGTGAAAACAGGTCAAAAATGGGCTAAAAATGAATTTTTGTCGTACAATAATTGGTCAAATTATTTTTTTGTCGTACAATAATTGGCCACTTTTGTAGAAGCAATTTTTAGTCGATTATTTTTTGTCGTACAATAATTGGCCACTTTTTGTGGGTTTTTGCCCACTTTTGAAAATGGATTTGGCCAGCGAAAAATGGCTCAACCATGCGGGTTTGCGGGTTTTCTGCCCACTTTCCCACTTTTTTCTCTTAATTAATATGTAGAAAAAGTATAGTAAAAATACGCTAATTTTAATAATTATATATAATTGACAAATAAAAGTGGGTTTTTGGCCAATATTTGTCTGACAATAATTCACGAAGGATTTGAGCGAAGTTTAGGAATTTGAAAGGAGAACTAATAATGTGGACCTTAATATCAGTGGTATTACTCATAGCGAGCTGTATCAACGGCGATGTCTCAATGCTCCAGGCAAGCGGTATATTTGCTATTGCTGCTAGTGTTACAGATTTGTCAAGACGAAAGTAGACGCGTAAATTACATTCTCCTTAATGAAAGGATGTGTTGTAAATGACTAATCATGAAATTCTAAAAGAAGCTAGGAACAAATATAATAGCAAAATACGCGAGATTTATAATCTTAAAGGCGGCGCTTTATATACGCCTGATACGCATAAGATATGGGAGCATATTAGTAGGATAGTAGCTCTCACATATCACGATCAGAGTAAATACAGCGCAAAGATTGAAGATATTGTTGATATCGACGAAGCTAATGTTCTGGCTATGAATTTGATTGATGTTGTATTACCAATTCTAGAAAAAAGAGAAAAGCTCTTATGACAAGGGCTTTTCTTTTCGCTAAATTTACAAGGTATATATTGAAAGGAGAGGATACATATGAAGCTCACTATTTTTGGAGAACAGACCGAGGGAGTTAAGAGTTTTTACGAAAAATTAAGGGTCGATGGTTTTGTCGGTTCTGTTAAGGCGGTTCGTCTTGACAAGGTCGTCATAGGATCGGAACCTGGTTATGCGATAAGACTCAAAGGTAACTTTAAGGATTGTCTGTTCATGCTTAGAAAAATGTGGAATGGATTTCCTACCAATATAACCATTGGTTGGTTATAAGAGACGGAGAGCTAACATGCTCTCTTTCTTTTTGTTCACTTTTTGCATATATTTTCATCATTCAGAAGATTCGCGTCAAAAACACGCTATTTTATGAGAGGAAAAGGTAAAAACTGCGGTTTTCACTTTATCTCTTACTTTTTTATTTTTGACTGAAAGGAGATCTTACAATGTCAATCATCGAAAAAATTCTAAACGTTAACGTCGAAACCCGCAAGATACTCTTTCCCTCCGGATTCACGAACATTGGTGTGGCAGGGGATAAAGAAGCTTTACGCTTGTATTTCCGAATGCCGAGATATTATGGTGGATTCGATTTCTCGACCAACTCGATCCGAATCAATTATTTTAATGCTATCGGAGACGGCGGAGTATACGTACCTACTGATATCGCAATAGGCGACGATATCATGTTGTTCAGCTGGACCGTTGACGAACTCATGACCAAGTATTCTGGCGATGTTCGTTTTAACATAACAATAGAAACCAGCAAGAATGTCAGAGTGTACAACACCACCAATGCTTATACAAGAGTATTGGAAGGTACAGATCCGTCCGCTTCGATAAAGAAAACATATCCTGATATCGTTAAAGAGTGGAAGGAAGAACTTTTCGGTAATTTTAACGGTACTATCGATCCGTCCCTTAAAATACCGGGCGCTGCGGCAGACGCTGAGAAAACCGGTAGTGAAATTAAAAAGCTTAAATATTCAATAGCGAGTCCGTTTAACTTCAAAGGCAGCACAACATATGCGAAGCTTCCAAAAACCGGACTTGTAAATGACACATATTACTGCACCGATAAGAAATGTCGATATACATATAACGGATCAAGTTGGTATCAGAGTAGCTTGAATGAGAGTGATTATCTTGACGAGTTTACCGTGATTGAAGAAAAAGTTAAAACAACCAATGATGTTGTCAACCGCACGCTTAAACTTATAACAAATCAAACAAGCACATCCGATTACTCCTATTACTACAATGAAATGCCAACGCTGTCCACTGCAAGATTATATGCTATCGGAATTACGGTATCCACTTCAGGAACATATACAGTACAGACCGGAACAAGAGCAGCTGCTGCCGGAATGGTCGATACTGTAGGTGCAAATATTTCCTTTGTGGAAAACGAAGAAAAAATCATTTATGGCTACACTCCGTCAATAGAAGACATTTGTTGGTGTCGTTTATCGAAAGATATAGAGTGGACATTGAAGTTGTACGAGTTATTCACGGATGACTCTGTAACTACTATAAACGATGACGTTTATAACATTGCATCAAACATAGTATCTCCCATTTCAATCGGCGAATATGTTAGTTACAACACCACAAAATGTCCGAAGAAGTTTGAAGCGCTGGATTCGTCTAAAAAATATGCAATCGGAATTACAGCTAGCAAAACCGGAAGATATACAATCAGACTTGGAACCTCCGGCGATGAAGCATCAATGGCGGATACCTTATGCGAAGACGTCTTGTTTACCGAAAACGTCGAAAAAATCATTTTCGGTTATATTCCGACTGGCGATTATTCCAGAGCACGTATCTCCGAAGAAGTTGATTGGGAAATACACATATACGATGTAATCGATCATGAAGCATTTGAGACGGTTAATTCGTTGAAGACGATGACAACACGCGCCGGCCTGATCGCGTCTAATACTCTTAGATACATATTCAGCGTTACTTCATCAGAAGCATATTCATATTACTACAACAAAGTTCCCGCGCTTCGAAGCAATAAATTATATGCGTTGGGAATTACGGTATCTGAAACCGGCACATATGGTGTGGTAGCAGGAAGTTATCCAGCCAGTGCACAGATGAAAGATACTATATGTCAAAACACGTTGTTCGTAGCGAACGAAGAAAAAATAATCTATGGGTATGCTCCGTCTGGCAACTACAACTATATTAGATTATCAAAATCCATAACGTGGAAAATAAACGTTTATGAAGTGGTTGATACTGGCGATGTATATGAAACAATGGCCAACAAATACGATAATGAATTAATTTCAAGAGAATCGTACTTAAGACGACTTCATAAGTACACCGGCGAAGATGACATTTTCTATGGCGTTGAATGGACAGAAGGAGTCGAAGGAGTAACACGTATATGTACAGAAGGACATGACGATCTTCATAGAATCCTCCCTATACAGTCAAAAATGCGTAGATGTGTTGTCAAAGATGGAATCGTACAGTATTACTTGCATCCTGAAAATTCAAATTTAAAAGAAGACAACACAGACGCTGTGCTTGACGGTACCGATGGTGACGTGTGCGTTGAAATTCCAGAGTTCTTCTTCAAGTTTGAGGAAAACACCAACGACGATGGTCTGAGAACCATCAGGTTAAAAATATCTGAACAGGGGCTCGATGGATATACCTACTCTCCCAAAATGTATACAGGTGCATATGAGGCCACAATAAACAGAGAGACTAATATTCTGGCATCTGTTTGTACGACATATTTTGAAACAACGACTGAAGAAGTTCAGATAGAATCCGCGACAAGATATACTGCAAAAGATAATGGATACTCGTTGGGTAATAAAACCGTCGTAACCAAAATCGGATATACCCCAAATGCATCAACATATCGTGGAGGAAACAACGATTCGAGATTCGACAACGTACTTGACTCCAATAACGACGATTATTGGCGTAATCAATTGGGCTTGCCAGTAGCAAGAATGTCTAGAAACGGTTATCGTGCATCTGAAGACGTTGCCGTAGGTAAGCTTATGTTCTTGTACGACACCCATAGAGCGTTGTGGATACTGTCTACTGTAGAATTCAGTTATAAAAACATACAAAAAGAAATCGCAGACGGCGGATTAGGAAGAGGTGCAACTACCTATTTCGCATATGATGCATTTAAACAGTGGCAGAAAGATTATACTGAATCTATAATTCCGTGTGGTATAACAAACTCTCTGGGTAACTCGTCAGGCGAGGTATTTGTTAAGTTAAATAATGTACCGATATCCATAAGCGGCACATATCCTAATGCCAACATGTCTACCGTTGTGCGTGGTGATATCTGGATACCGTGTATGAGTTACAGAGGCGTGGAACATTATTACGGCCATCTGTATAAGACGGTTGATCAGATTACAATTTCTGCTGTTGACACGGGTACAAAAGATGCGACTGATAATAAGCCAATATTCGATGTTAGCTATTATTATCAGAAGAATCCTTTCCGTACAGATGATCTAATGGTCGCTTCGGAGCTGGTCGGTACATACCGGTACTGCTCAAATATTCGAAACATATATTCCAATGTTTTTGGTATCGATGGTCATATACTTCCGAAAGAATCTCATACCTGGGATTATGATTCCGAAGAAACATATTGTGACTGCATAGAGATAAATCACGCTATGCCGAATATACAGTTGGATGTTAACGGAAGTATTCTTAGCGGTAACTTACCGGGACGTAATTTCTTAGTTGGATGCTTTGATGCTGATGACGATGAAAATGCCAGAGTCTCTAACGGCACAAGAATTACGTATGTTTGCGTGAGATAATAAATAAGAGTAGAAGAGCCCGTGCCTTAATCGACATGGGCTTTTTCTCTGCTCGCGCAAAAAACATTCTATTTTATGAGAGGAAAAGGTATAGTGGCACCAGCTACTTTAACTATTTCTCTTTTATTTATTTTGAGAGAGGAGATTCGGTATGCTTGAGAACCGATTCAAGACTAAATTAGTCAAAGAACTCGAAGACTTATTTTCGGGATGCATAATTTTACATATGGACCCAAACGAAATTCAAGGAATACCGGACCTTTTAATTCTTTATAAAAATAAGTGGGCTGCACTTGAAGGTAAGAAAACAGCAACGGCTTCAATCAGACCCAATCAAGAATATTATGTGGAGCTCATGAATAACATGTCCTTCGCATCTTTTATTTATCCAGAAAATAAGGACGAAGTGTTAGACGAACTATATTTGTATTTCATGAACTAAGGAGGCAGTTATGAGATTCAATCAACACCGAAACCTACAAGGGCTACATGCGCCGTTTAGTCCTAGTCAGTCACATTGGTTACGATATGACGACGAAAAAGCGGTTCAAGTATATTTGAACAGAAAAGCGGCGGAACGCGGAACAAGACTCCACGCTTGGGCCAAAGACACAATCGACTTGGGAATCAAACAACCTCGATCCAAAAAGACCATCTATGCATATGTTAACGATGCAATTGGTTACAAGATGGACACTGAGGTTGTTTTGTTTTATTCCGAAAGATTCTTTGGTACAGCCGATACCATATGTTACCGCAAACAAAGTAATGGTCGATATCTTCTTAGAATACACGATCTCAAGACTGGAGTAACTAAAGTTGACATGGAGCAGCTTGAGATATATGCCGCGTTATTTTGTTTAGAATATGCGATCAATCCACGAGACATAGATATGGAACTTCGAATCTATCAAAACGATGAAATTCTATATCACGAACCAACCGGCGAAGATATTGAACCAATTATGGAACATATCATTAACCTTGACGAAATACTCAAAAATATAGAATCAAAGGAGGCTTAAACCATGAACCCCATAGCAGAAGAAATGCGCGCAATTTACGAAGGCGAACATCTTGCACATATTGGTATGCCGCGACGATCGGGACGATATCCTTGGGGTTCAGGCGAAGACCCTTATCAAAGAGGTATCGATTTTCTTGGTCGAGTCGAGGAGCTTAAAAAATCCGGTTGGAAAGAAACGCCTGAAAATATTATGGAGGAATTTGGTCTCACTACAACTCAATATCGAATCGAAAGATCTCTTGCTTCTGATGAACGAAGAATGGGACAAGTTGCTAGAGTTAAGCATTTAGCTGAAAAAGGAATGGGCGCTACCGCTATAGGTAAAGAAATGGGAATAAACGAATCCACCGTTCGTTCTCTTCTTAATGCCAAATCCGAATCCAGAATGCTTGCAGCTCGAAATACGGCCGACCATATTCGTAAACAGATAGAGGAAAAAGGTATGATCGATGTTAGTAAGGGAACCGAGCTCGAATTAAATATATCTAAAGAGAAGCTTCAGGAAGCACTCTATATTCTCGAAAGAGAAGGCTATCCGGTATATCCTATTCGAGTTGAACAGGTTACAAATCGCGGTAATTGGACCACACAGAATATAATCTGTCCAAAAGGCACGCCTTACAAAGACGCATATCAGCTCGATAAAATTCATGCTCTTAATGAGGACAACTATATTTCCCGAGATGGTGGTGACACCTTTGAAAAAAGATTCCATTATCCCGAAAGCATGGATTCCAAGCGCCTCATGATTCGATATAACGAAGACGGTGGGGTCGAGCGAGATGGCATTGTCGAACTTCGCAGAGGCGTTGAAGATCTCTCATTGGGCGAATCTCGATATTCTCAGGTTCGTATATTGGTAGATGACACACATTACATAAAAGGTATGGCGGTATATTCTGATGATATGCCAAAAGGTGTTGATGTCATATTCAACACCAATAAAAAGAGAGGCACTCCAAAAATGGATGTCCTTAAAGAGATAAAAGAAGACCCAGACAATCCATTTGGTTCAGCCATCAAGGATGTTAAACAAGGCGGACAATATTGGTATACCGATAAAAATGGAAATCGCAAGCTTGGTCTCATAAATAAGAGAGCTGACGAAGGCGATTGGGATGAATGGGCAGATGCTCTTCCCTCACAGTTTCTTGGTAAACAGTCTCGATTTATGGCTAAGAAACAGCTCGACCTAGCCAAAGCAGACAAGATCGCAGAATATGAGGACATATGCGCTTGTACAAATCCTACCATAAAGAAACATCTATTAAAGAAGTTTGCTGATGGATGCGACGCAGCTGCTGTAAATTTGAAAGCCGCAGCATTACCTGGACAAAAATACCATGTTATAATTCCGGTCAACAGTCTCAAGGACAATGAAGTGTACGCTCCGAATTATGAAAATGGTACAAAGCTTGCTCTTATTCGATATCCTCATGGCGGAACTTTCGAGATTCCTATATTAACAGTCAATAATAAACACATGGCTGCTAAGAAATTATTAGGAACTGATATCGTTGATGCGGTTGGTATAACCAGCAAAGTAGCAGAGCGCTTATCCGGTGCAGATTTTGACGGCGATACAGTAATGTGTATTCCGACTCACGATTCAAAAGGTCGTGTAAAAATAAAATCTACCGATCCGCTTAAAGGTCTTGAAGGATTTGATCCCAAGACAGAATATGGTCCTGATACATATAAAGGCAAGAATATTCGTCTCATGACTAAGAAAGGTACTCAAACACAGATGGGTATTATTTCTAACCTTATTACTGATATGACTCTTGCTAATGCTGATGAAAACGAATTGGCCGCAGCCGTTCGACATAGCATGGTTGTTATTGATGCGCATAAACATAAGCTCGATTATAAACAGAGTGAAATTGATAACAACATAGGAGCCTTACATAAAAAATACCAAGGTAAGACCACTGGTGGGGCAGCGACTATATTGTCAAGATCTAAGGGCGAATATTCCGTTGACAAGAGAAGAGGTACGCCGACTGTAAACATGAAGGGTAGCAAGGACTACGATCCAAGCAAACCAGAAGGTGCCCTTATTTACAAGACTGCCTATGATTCGGATTTATATGCCCCCAAGCGTAATGTAAATAAGCAGACTGGTATCGTTACATTAACGACCACCTCTGGTCAGAAGATAAAATACGACCCCTCCGATGCGGACGCAAAAAACAAGTATACCCCCATCAAGAAAGTAGACAGGGATACAGGTAAGGTTACATACACCAACAAATCAGGGGATATAACTTATGCTTTGGAGAAGCGTACGCAGAAGAGCACAAAGATGGCAGAGACGGACGATGCCTATTCCCTGGTATCCGATGCCCGCCACCCCATGGAACTTATATATGCAGACTACGCCAATAGCATGAAGTCCTTGGCTAACCAGGCCCGTAAGACCCAGATGACCACGGGTAACCTGAAATATGATAAGAGCGCCGCCGAGACCTATAAAGCCGAGGTCTCAAGTCTCAATGCCAAACTTAATAGCGCCGAACTTAACAGAACTCGAGAAAGAGCAGCCCAAAGAAAGGCCAATGCCGAGATTAATGCTAAAAAAGAGGCTGGTATAATCGATAAGAATGATAAAGAGGCTATTAAAAAGGCAAGTAACCAGGCTATCGCAAAATATAGAGACGAAGTCGGAACTATAAAAAGGGAAGATCGTGCTATAAAAATAACAGATAGAGAATGGGAAGCTATACAAGCTGGTGCTATATCAGACAATAAACTAACTAAAATACTTAACAATGCAGACATAGACGATCTCAGACAAAGAGCAACTCCTAGATCTACCAATACTGTTAGTGCTGCACAAGTTAGCAGAATTAAGAACATGCGCAATTCTAATTACACATTGGAACAGATTGCTAAGAAACTTGGTCTTTCAACGTCTGCTGTTTCGAAAGCTTTAAAGGAGGCAAGTTAACAATGTCAAATGAAGTAATGTTAACAACAATTGACAATCCTTTTAATCCTTTCGTTGATTACAATCTTTGGATGTTGTATGACAAAGAGAAAGGTTACGATACATCAGAACGCCTTATGCGTATAGCTAAGGGCTACATGTTTGAAGGAATGTCACAAGTCGAAGAAGACAAAGCCGTCGATAGAGCTATGGACGACCTTATTGAGATCGACATCTTGAATGTTTTTGTAAAAGGAACAGAAGAAAGTATACAGAAACTCATCGATGAGCGTAAAGCTAACAATAATTTGTCTGAAATCGAAAAAGAAAATGAAGAAATCGCAAACAATACAGAATCCACCGAAGACACAGACCTATAAGATGTAAAAAGACATAGGGGGGGGTCCAAAAAATTTACACCCCCTCTCACAT